CTCCACCCCGGGAGTCTAGTAATAGACTCCTTATTTGGAGGGCAGCTCGAAAGAGCCATCTACCTCGGCCGTTGCCCCTGTAGGTGTTTATACCAAGCACCCACGAGGTTACGGATGAAGGTGGATTTCGCTCCAGACAGCAGATGACTGGCACGCGTCGGGTTAATACCCTTCGTGTCTGGCAGAATTAATACCTGGCATGGTTTCGACCATACCTGGCTTAGCGCTGTCAGAGCTGAGTCGGGACCGATCGAATCTAACGTTTCTTCAGCTTTTGCTGAAAGAACCGCTAGAGGCGGTACGATCTCGGCCCAACTGTCCAGAAGCTCGGATTGGTCATCCGACCCTAGAGTCGTTTCTACTTCGAGCCGAGTTTGGACTTCTTTGGACCAATCTCGGACTCTTCGTAGAGACATCTCTGCAGTTCTAGCCTGTTTATTCGAGTAAACACTAGCTGCAAGTTGGGTAAGAAATTTCCCAGCACTTGCATCCCTAATGTTGCACGAAAATGGAACGTTAAAGAGCCGGGCGAGTGCTTTTGCACTTCGTCCTACCTCTTCTAAGCTCCATTCCTGTGAAGGTAAACATGCTCGCGCCTTATAGTCTCGGATTTGCCGCTCGAGTAATCGAGGGGGAACTCCTAAGACTTTAAGGAACGCTGCAATCGACCGGGGTTCGCCGTCTTGAAGCCGGAATGCGAAGCCTCTTGCCTTCGCCTCTTGGATAGTCTCATAAAGAAGATGAGTCTTCTTGTGAGTCTCCCAGAGAGCGATGGTAGGGAAAGGAGTAACCTCCTCTCCTCGGTAGTACCATCTCTTGGCCAATTCAAATGTATCTTTCGATACATGAGATTTAGCTTCCGAGATAGGCACATCCAAGGTTTGGAGAATTGCTCTATACTCCGCACTCACGGAATCATGGGCAATCACGATGTCATCACCTAAAATTCGGTAGCCCTCAAAAGGCATGGATAATCCACACTTTTTGGCAGCAAACTGAACGATTAAGTGGTGGCAAAGTGTAAACATTGGCCAGGATGAGTGAGCACCCATAGGTTGCCCAGTAGCGTAAGTTACTGGCTGGCCTATGAAGTCAAACTCATACCCTGTCAATGCTTGAACCCAACAGCTCGCATATTCCTTCGAGACTAACTCAGCCAAGACTAATTCCTGTAATTTTACAGGGAATCGGTCAGTGGCTGAAGTTAAATCTAGGGAATGATACGAGTGAGTGGCTGGTGCTTGGAGCGTTAGTCCGTGTCCCTGATTAAAGGTACAATCAGCCGGAATCTTCCGCAGAAGTCCAAATAGGGCTTCATGCAGAGGCTTCAAGGCCGTTTGTGTCCAATAATCTAGGATAGCGAACACACGACTCTTAGCTTCTCGGTCTTTCAGAACAGATAGTTTCCGTAACCGGGTGAAAGAACGCCCGGGAGCGAAAACGCTGTTCAGGAAGTCCAAGATCCCTCGTTCCTGCCATTCTTGTAACTGGTAGAGGGTAAAACCAATACCAGGAGCAAGAACTACCAATGCCTCTTTTAATTCCAAGGGGAGACCCAAGAAATCAATAAGAGACGTTGATAGGGCAGGGCCGTTGGGGCCAGCCTTAGTC